TATAAATTTAAATACAAATACACAACCAACGGTTGATATAGTTTGGATAGCAATTAAACATGGAGAAACTTAATAATGGATGTAGACAGTATATTAATTAACGGGGACAATATATTAAACTTTTCTCCTGCTAAAGTTGGAGGTAGATATGTTTGGACAAGTTCAACAACGTTTACTATTGGAACTGCTGCAAAAGATACTATCTTTAGTGATGATACCGGAGCACTTATAATGAAGTTCAACGGAACGTTAGTTGGAGATATAACAAATACAGGGGCTGGAGGGTTGCAAACTGGTTCTTCGGAAGCAGCAGATACTTGGTATGGTATTTATATAATTGGAGATACCACACTTGCCAATGCACCTAAACTTTTACTTATACCAGATGGTGTAGCATTTAGTGAATCTGGTTATGATGTTAAGAAGCTTGTATCTTGGGTTAGAAATGATAATAGTAGTGATTTTGTTCATACTAAGCAAGTTGGTGACGGAATAGATAGAACGCATTTTATTTTAAAAGTTATTTCTGAAAGAAGACCTTTAAATAGTGGTTCAGCAACTACTCCTACTTTAGTAATTTGTAATAAATTTGTTCCACCTGGCAGTACACTTGGTTTATTTGCAATTGACTTTGAAACAGGTTCTGCTGGTGCTGCTGATGATTATGTGGATATAAATGATCCAGATTCAAATCAAAATACTTTGTTACGTTGTAAGCCTGGATTTGTTAGCGGTGATAAATCAACTTTCAATATACAATGCCCGTTAAATGCAAATCAAGAAATTGAATATGATGTACAACAAGGTGGTACAGATGAAAATAGAATAACAATAATTGTAACTGGATACATAATAAACTTATAATATGATGACGCAACATGGAGTAATAAATACATCGTCTGGTAATTTATTAAGATCGGGCTGTAAAGTAGATTTTGAAAATGACGGATCTTTTGATGGTGGAACTGAAACATATAAAACAGATGTCCCTTTTCCGAGTAAAGTAGAAGGTGATCCAGATGAAACAATGGTTACACATTGGACAGGAAGCGTATGGGATGAAGTTTCACAACCTTAAAAAGAACTTTAATACTTAACAGGAAAAAATAATATGCCAGTAGATCAAATAGATAATAAAACATTAGATCATTTAGTACATCCAGGGGGAGGGGGTAGTGATAAGAATTTGCTTATCGGTTCCGATTTTAATACTAATCCAAAAGACTTTGGAACTAGTTCTCCAGCTTTAGCCAATTTAGATTTCATTGCTAATAGATGGCAATACCTTAAAACTTTGTCTTCCGCTATTCATACAGGCAGCATAGTAGCTGGTGAAGGGGATGGTAGAAAAGCTTTACGATTAGAGACTACCACAGCAGACGCAGGAGCAGCTGGTGAATTTGTAGCTATTAGGCAAGGCATAGAAGGATTTAAAATAACTCCTTTAATTGACGGAGGCGCATTTGTTTCAGGAAGAATTGCATCAGACGTAACTGGTATCGTTTGTTTTGCTTTTCAAAATTCTGGCAAGGATAGATCTTTTGTAAAAGAAATTGATATATTAGTAGCTGATACACCACAGGATGTAGCGTTTACTGTTGATCCATTACCTACCGATGACACCGGAAGTACTTGGGATTTTGATACTGGAGTAGGACTTAATTATCTTATTACTATGGATGCAGGCAGCACTTATCAAACTACAGCTGATGCTTGGCAAACTGGACAGTTTTTTGCAACTGCTAATCAAGTAAATCGCAACGCAAGTATTGGTAATTATATTGAAATTGATCAACATCAAGTTGAAGTAGGTGCAACGGATACAGGTTTTGAGTTTTTACATGAAGAAAATGTATTATCAAAGTGTCAAAGATACCATGAAGAAAGTGTAGACGAAGGCCATGCTTTGCACAATAGAGGGGCGAATGCTTTTACCGCTAGTATATTTACTCAAGTATCTTTTGCAGTTTCTAAACGATCTAGTTCATTAACAGTAGTTGTAGTTGGCGAGTTCATAAATTCGCTAAGTGTAGCAGATTTTAACCGACAATCGTTTCGTGCAGCAGGTACCGCAAATTCTGTAAATCCAGCGGGTCTAACTTCGTGGATTGTGGACAACGAATTGCCTTATTAAATTTAACAATAAACTTAAATAATTATGTTATTAGAAAACTTATCATACACGGATTCAATTCAAAAACTTATAAAAGTAGATAGAAATGGTAAAACTACATTTGTTACCGTTGCTGATGACAATATTGAATTTTTGCAAATACAAGAACAAATAGCAGCTGGTACTATACCAGCTATAGGTTCTTATTCTGCACCTGATATGAGTTTAGATGAATTTAGAATGTACCGAAAGGCTGAATTAAATAGAATTGATACAGAAGTTGCCAATGCTGAAAGATGGGATAATTTTACAGCACAAGAAAAAGCCAATGTTCGTTCTCGTAAACAAAAACTTAAAGACTTACCTGCTAGTGTTAATTTAACAGGGGTCGCAGTAGGGGATAAAGCAGCAGCTGAAGCTAAATTTGCAACTACACCTGCACTTCCTTAATTTAATTAAGGCAAAGACGTATGCCAAATGCATCATTAACAGACGCACTAAGAGAAGCTTATGCTTTAGCACCAACTGAGATTGTAGTATTAAATACATTACAAATATCTCATCCTGCATTAGCGTCTGACTTATTTATAGTTCAAGATATAGTTGCAAATGATTTTACTTTAGAAGATTTATCTGTTGAAACATTTGAACCCGTTGGTTTTCGTTTCGCATTACCTGCAATAGGGGCAAACGGCTTGCAAGAATTAACACTTGCAATTGATAATGTAGACAGACGTATTACAGATTTTGTTAATACAATTAAAGGACAACCTGGAACAACAGAGGTTAGATATAGACCTTACTTAAGTGATGATTTAACAACTCCTCAAATGATACCACCATTATTATTATTTTTAAAAGAAATTTCTATTACCGCTATTGAAATTCAAGGGCGAGCAACTTTTGCAGATATAATTAATAAACGTTTTCCTAATGAATGGTATACAAGAGAACGCTTCCCATCATTAGGTAACGCAGGATAATATGAAACATTGGGCAAAAAGTTATATTGGTAAACCTTGGGCAAGAATGGCTCGTGGTCCTGATTCTTTTGATTGTTGGGGTTTAGTTTATGATGTTTATAAAACACATTACAATATTGAGTTACCACAAAATTTAATTGATCCAATTCATGTTAAAGCTTACGCAATGGCAATTAATGAAGGTAAAGATCATCCTGATTGGATTGAAAAAGACGAACCAAAAGAAGGTTATGTTGTTCCATTAAGTAAATCCAGATTATTTCATCATGTAGGTATTTGGTTAGATGTTGATGAAGGTGTTATATTACATGCTCATCAAGGAAGTTGTGTGGTAGCTCAAAGTATGCATTCGATGAAAGCTCACAATTGGACGAAGTTTAAATATTATACCCATCGAAAGTTACAAGGATGATTCATGTAGTTGAAATTACAAATCCTTGGAATCCGCATCAAGATTGCCGTAAAACAGAACTTGAATCCGGTAAAACTATTCGTGAGTATTTAGAAATATTACGTCCCGGTTTTGTGGAATTTTCTTTACCAACTATTTGTATATTAGATGGTATACCTAAATTAAGAAAAAGTTGGTTAACCGATAAACTTAAAGACGGACAAGTATTAGTTTTTCATACACAACCAGAAGGGGGAATTTCATCAGTTGTTGGTATTGTGGTTATGTTACTGGCATCATTTTTAGGTTCTACAGATACCCCAGTTGCTCAACCTCCCTCGGTATCTGAAACACCTGAAGCTGATCCGGTTTATTCTTTATCAGGTAGACGTAATAAAAATAGATTAAGTACACCAATTGAAGTTGCTTACGGAAGAACTAGGATGTGGCCTGCTTTTGCAGCTGCACCATTTACACAATATTCAGGTAACGATCAATTTTTGTATCAATTGTTTTGTTTAGGGCAAGGATTCTTTACTATTAATGAAACATTTATTGAAGATACTCCAATTGATCAATTTCAAGAAATAACACTTGAGTATTCACCACCTGGAACATCTGTTACATTATTCCCTGATAATGTAGAAACTTCAACTGAAGTTGGATCATTGGAATTACTCGCACCTAATGAAGGTGGTGGGCTAGTTGGACCATTTGTAGCTAACACAGCATTCACACTTGCAAATATACTTGAAGTAGATGTTTTTCTACCAAAAGGATTATATTTTTCAGAAGACGATGGATCATTATCAAGTTTAACAATTACTGCTTTATTTGAACGTCAAGAAATAGATGATTTAGGTGATCCTATAGGTGGTTGGGTGACTCTTGTTAATTTTAGTAAAACACTTAATACAAATACTCCTCAAAGATTCACATTATCAGCAGCTGTTACCCCTGGAAGGTATCAGGTAAGGGCTAGACGTACAGATAATAAAAATGAATCCCATAGATCCGGTCACAAAATAATATGGGAAAGAATGAGAGCGTTTTTACCTTCTACAAAAGATTATGGTAATGTTACAATGCTAGCAGTTCGTGCTCGTTCAAGTAATAATTTAAATAATCAATCTAAAAACAGAATTAATGTTGATGCTACTCGTGAGCTTGTGTCTTGGGACAAACCTTCTCAAACATTTAATGCTCGTGCTCCAACTAGTTCTATTGTTTGGGCATTCTATGATGTATTTACAGCTATATATGGTGGACAATTAGATGATTCGTTTATTGATCTTGATGGACTATATGATTTGGATCAAATTTACATAGCTCGTAATAACTTTTTTAATTGGGTATTCGATAAAAAAACTACGGTATGGAATGCAGCAAGAACAATTGCAGGGGTAGGTAGAGGTAAACCTGTTTTGAATGGTTCGCAAGTTACATTAATTCGTGATCGTATTAGAACATTATCCTCAGCTGTATTTTTACCTGACAATATTATTCAAGGAAGTTTTAAATGGGAAGTATCTTTATTTAATGTTGATGAACACAATGGCGTTGAAGTTGAATACATCGATCCTATAACATGGAAGCCTGAAACAGTTCCTTGCTTATTGCCCGGTGATACAAATACTAATCCTGCACATGTAAGAATGGCGGGGATTACTGATAGACAACATGCTTTTGAAGAAGGCATGTATTTACGTTCTAAGAATGTTAAATTACGGGAAGGTTATGTTTTTAAAACAGGCTTAGAAGGACAGATACCTGCTTATAGTGATTTAATTTCTTTTTCACATGATGTACCCAGGTTTTCAGATTCGGGTCATTTGATTTCTAAAGTTGGTCTTGTGTTAACTTTATCAAAAAAAGTTGTATTTACACCATCTGTTACACATAAAATTTTATTTAGAAAAAAAGACGGTAGTGCAGATGGTCCTTTTACTGTTGTTGAAACTGCTGATCCTAAAGTTGTAAATTTATTATCTGAACCGGGTAGTGATTTCTATTTTGATGCTAATCGTGAACCAATGTATTTTCTTTTTGGTGAAGAAAATATTGTTAGTAGAGATGCTGTTGTGGAACGAATAAGCCCAAGTGAGTCAGATGCTGTTGAATTGGAACTTATTAATTATGATCCTAGTATATTTGCATTTGATGGAGTTGATGCACCTCCTTTGAGTGATCCTACAGAACCACCTCCAGTACCATCCTTACCTGTTGTAGAAGGTGCAACATTAGAGCCGATTGTTAATAATTTAAATCAAGTTAATTTTAATTGGATACCGGCGGTTGGTGCTAATAGGTATTCTGTGGAAAGAAGTATTGATGGTATTAATTGGATTGGGGTAAGCACTATTATAACTACTAGTATTATTTTAAATGTTGAAGCACCGGGTACATTATTTGCTCGTGTTGCAGGTATAAATGAAGGTATCGGTCCTTTCGATGAAACTTCAGCAGTTGTTGGTGTTGCAACTACTATCCCTAATAATCCCACAAACTTACAATTAGCAGCTGAGTTTGTTGGAACAAGTGTTAGTATAGTATGGTCAGCAGCAAGTTTAGCAACTGCTTATACGGTGCGTGTGTATGATGGTGATCCAACATTAACAGCAACTACATTACTAAGAACTACAGATACTAGCATTACATCGTTTGTATATACTTCTCAAAATATGCTAAATGATGGTGTTAGGATTCGTGATATTTGGTTTGAAGTTGCTGCTATAAATGCACTTGGTGAATCAGATGATCCCCCAACACTAGAAACTAACAATCCTATTGCTTCCACTCCTGCTAATCCTGCTTCAGTATTAGAAACCAATAACGCACCTATTGACATTACTTATCGTGTATCCTGGGATCAAGTGCAAGAAACCGATGTTGTTAATTATCGTGTCTATGGTAGTGATGTAATGGGCTTTACACCTGGACCTAGTAATTTGATAACAGCAGGTTTTGTATTATCTTTACTCGTTACAGTGAATCTTACTACCGCTGGTACTCATCCTACTTTTTATTGGCGCGTTGTAAGTGAAGATGTTTGGGGTGATGAATTAGATAACATAACAGCTGAACAAACAATAGCCGCTTTCCCGTAAACTAAAAAAAAGGACGATATGAAAATAATAATAATAATGATTATGATTACATCATTGGTTGGTTGTGCTTCTAATGGATCTAAACCACAAAAATTAGGTGCAACTAATAATGATCCGTTAGGATGGAGTGAAAATAAAGGTAATTTAACTTTTAATTCAGGTCCACTTAAAAGAGACTTTCCTAATTCTCCTGTGGGTAAAGTTTGGTATTACTTTTTTGATGAAGATGAAGATGAAATACCAATAGTAGACACAACGACAACAAAAATAAAAAAGGAGCAATAAGTTATGTTTGAATTAATAAATTTAGGTATGTCCACATTTGGAGGTGGGGCAATGACGATGGTTGGGAATGTTATTAATAATATTCCAAGTTTAGATAGTGTTACTGGTTTAATTAATAGTATAAGTGCTAACAGATTAGAAAAAGGTAAACAGGAGCATAAGGAAGCTATTGAAACATTTGAAGCAATAGACAAAAGTACAAAAGATGCAAGGGAGTTTAAAGGTACCGATGGTTTCCACAAAACAAGACAGTTTATAGCGAAACTTGTTATTATAACTTATTTCGTGTTGCCATTTGTATTACCATTTTTAGGTAGTTTAGTTGGACTATCTTTTACAGTAACCTATGGATACTATGATGTGTTTCAAAAGTGGCCTTGGTCTGAGTCTGTTGAAATTGTTAAATGGATAACGATAGGAAACGAAGGTGGAATTCCAATGCTTATACATCCTGTAATGAATAATGTAGTAATAAGTATTACAGGTCTGTTCTTTGGAAACCAAATGGTTAAAAAATGATTTCAGTAACAATGCATAGTTACATGATGCCAACGCAGCATCAGTATTCGGGTGGGTCTGCGTCTTTACCCGCTTGTGAAAAGGCAGGTGCAACCAGTTATTTTACGGTGGCTGGTTGCCCTGCTGATTTCATTTTAACATTGTCTTTTTAATATAAACAATTAATGTAATAAAATTATGAGCAGAATAATATGGAATAAAGGAAATCCAATTGTAATATTTAATCAGCATGTTTTAGAAGCTAAGAAAGTATTACGTAAATTAAGTAAAGAAGAATTATTTGAATATGGTAAAAAAATTGGTATACCTAATTACGAAACACTTAGGCGCGGTAGTTTATTACGAGAATGTCTTGCTCTAGTTGCTAATAATTTTAAGAAAGATTGGAAAGCTAAATATGGTTGGGATCTTGACGATGCCAGGGATCATAAAAAACTTGCTGCACGTATTGGAGAAATAAAAATTAAGAAACGACAGGCAATGAATACCTCGATGCTTGATGCAATGAAACCATTTGTTGATAAAGAACCGAGCAAAGAACTTGCTAATGAACTACGAGAAGCGGCGGTTGAAGTTGCTGAAAAATTTGGTAGTACTAACATACCCGATAGTGATAAATTATATCAATTGGTATACGAAGCTAGAGAAAAAATTGAACAAGAGGCTAAAGATAATAAAGAGGTCCCTGCTGAAAATATTACTTGGCAAAAAGCTAAAGCATTGTTAGGTGATGAAGGATATAAAGCAGCTAAAGAATCGGGTGAAGGTATTACGGAAGATGAAGAACGATTAACGTATGTTGGTAAGAAGTGGTATCTACACGCTTGATACTTTAATTTGTTGTGAATTCATCATTGTTTTCCATTTACGTATAGTAGGAGCTTCTCCTAAATTAATAATTTCAACTGAATGATCATCATATATTATTAAGGTGGCTAAAGCGTAAGCATCAGATTGATCCACAGCACAACCAATATCAAAAGAACTAGCTCGTTTTACCACATCTTGTCTAATAGAATATGATTCAGGAATTTCCTTATCATAATCCACAATCATTTTATTGATTTCATCGCAAGCATCTTTAGCTATTTGTGTAGCTCCCCTTAAAGTTGCGCTACCTCTTTGAATACGTTCCAGAGCTTTTGCAGCCACATTGAAACGATCAAGTAATGCTTGATTTTGCTTTTCGAGTAATTCTATTTGTAATTGTCTATTCTGTAATTTCTTTTCGCTCTCTTCACAATTAGCAATTTGTAATTCCATTTGCATTATTAATTTCTTTTCTTGTTCTGTATAATTCAGAGTACCTTCACCACCACGTTCTCTTTCAAGGTTATTGTGTTCTGTAATAATGTGGTTTATAATAGATTGAAATAAATTTGCAGGTGCAGATTTCAATATCATGTTGTAATGGTTCATTGTATTTTTGTTTAAGCGGTTTGATAAATTAAATCAATTACATCATCATATTGAATTTTACGAGAAGTCGCTGAAGGTGTAACACACGCAACAAAACGTTTTTCAAGTTCATCATAGAATTTAGATTCGGCTTTACTTACATAGCATCCCTTTTTGTCATCGTATACTTCGTCTTCTTTTAAAGTATCTAATTGCTTTGCCATTGCTTGTAATGCTTTCAAATCGTCGCTTAATGTTTTTTCTATTGGTGTGTTCATTGGATTATGTATTCTTTTTTAAATTGTTTAATTTCGCTCAATGCTTGGATAGCTTCTCGTTTACTAAAATCTTGATTCGCTATAACAGAATTTTTTATTATGTCTAAAGCATTCACAGCAGCTTTAAGTTGCCGCTGTGAATGTTTATACAATTTTTTGTAGTCTCTAGGCATTTGAAACAGAAGAAGCGTTTGCTGAGTGCCAAGCTCGTATCCATGCTTGTAAAAGTTTGATTGTTAAAACATCACCCATTGGCAAACTTTTCTGCAAATCGCGTAAATCATTATCCCATGCAGGAATTGATTTGCGGCCTTCGTTAAATGCCTTTGTTCCGAGTTCTGAAGCTTTTTGAATTTTTTGTGTGTTTTTCATTGGATTGTTTGGATTAGTGTTAATGTTGGTTATTCATATATCCTACTCATTCCGTCCACCAAGTCAAGTAATATTCCTAATATTTTTATTAGGAATATTATATTAATTGATAATCAAGGGTTTAGGGGTCATATGGCTATGGTGAAATCAGAGCTTCCAGGAGGGTGTATTGTAGCCAGGATAGCTCAAATCATGCGTTTAAGGGTCTGTATGCCCAATGTAGCACATATTCGAGCTAGGCTCATACAGGGCATTCTAGAGCATTTTAGAGAAATATTCTTGTAAGTCATTGATTATTAATAGTATCCGACTTCTTCGAGCATTCTGGCAGTTTTTCGGATATACCATTTATACTTAATATCATCAGGGAATTGTGCAGGTAATCGCATGATAGGTTTTGCATTGTCTGACAGTGGAACCTTGTTGCCAGTGAGCGCATAAATGATTGGAGTGCGTTCATCATTACCTACATACCATCGAATAGCTTTGCCTAAATAATTACCATCTTTAACAGCACCACCTTTCACAGTTCGCACTGTTAAGAATTGTGTAATGTCTTTACATGCAAGAATTGTTTCTTCGATTGGTGTTTGCTTGGTTAAAAATTCTTCAATGGCAATATTACATATTTCATTTATGGGACTTACTTTTAATGGTTGTGGTGCATTACACGTTCTTTGATAAGCTCCTTTACCTTTTATTTTGTTATCTTCTTTGATCGCAATGTAATTGTTAATGTCTCGACTGCATAACATTTTATATCGTGTTTCATCTGTTTTAAAGCCCGTATCATTTTCCCATTGTGTAGCAATCGATCGCATTTCACTTTCTCTACCAACAGGACATTTAATAACTATACCATCAGTATTACCAGATACCACACTTAAACCGGCTAACTCATATCGTTCAACAAGCATGAGTAATGCTAACTGTCCTGTAATAGTAACCTGGATTAAAAGATTGGGAGCATACAACGTTGAATAATGATTACCGAGCTTTCCAAAACTACCATTGATACAAATCTTCAATGATTCATTTACTATTTTATTCTTTTCAGCTTTAGCTTTCAATCTTCTTTCCACAATACTTGCGTATAGCTTTAAAAAGTTTGGTCCCATTTGTTCAGGATATAAACCCATTCCTAAAATTAGACGCGGGTAATATGATTCAACATCTCTATCATACAAAGTATAATTTTCATCTGATTTGTGAGTAATGCAAGTTTCAGTACTATGCAATCCACCTATACCTATTTGATAATGAGAAGCTCCAATATTTAGTTTAGTATTTTTTAAAACATCAGGTAATTTAATTTTATCATCACCTCCAATTGTTAGCGGTGTACTTGTAATAAGATTTAACACCCAACGCATAAGCGGAGTATGATATTTTAAATACGATGGTGGTTTATAATTATAAGATTTACCAACAAACATATCTGGTTTTTGTGGACGGAAACCATTTAGTTTTGTAATCTCACTATTAATTACAGCTTCAGCAACCTGGGCATCTGATTTAGATCTTAAATCAATGTCATATTCTTTACCCATTTCCTCACGTAACTTTAATTCTTTTTCGAGTCCATTAAATAAATATTCAGTGTTGTCTAGATCGTTCATACAATACCACAATACCACAATCATTTGTTTTGCGTTTAATAATGCATTGTGATGAAATGGTAAGTCTTGTAACATTGGGACATGTAAACGACCGCCATAAAGTTTTAGAGAAGCAAACGGACTTGGGGCAGGTTCTTTTAAATCAATATGATTAATTCTAAATCTACTAACTTCATGTATCTTTAAAACTTCGTTAGGCTTAAGGGCTTCCTGTATCAATCGATCACTTGCTAATTTAAGTTCCTCACAGCTTGCACCAGCTAGAGCTATAAATAATACTGGTTCATCATAGAATTTACCGTTGAACGTAACCAGTACAAAGTTTTCCATTACCCAACGAAGTTTTTTAACATCTAAAGCTTTATCATTTGTCCTTTCAAAATACATTACCTTTTTTGTGATAACGCATTTGAAGCATACACAGAAATAATTTTGATAACATTCAACGTCTGTTATTAATTTCTGATTTTGGAATCTAGCTTGGTATGCTAGATTAGCATCACCAATTAAATCATATTTAGCTGCACTGGCTTCTTCGTAATGAATTAAATAATCGGCAGCTTCCCAAGTTCTTTTTGGTGGAATACATTTTACAGAGTCTTCTTTTGCTTCAGCTTCCCAAAATAAACCATCATAGTAATCAGTCATGATTCAAATATCATTCTATCCCATCTCCCAGGTTGCAAACATTTATTTTTAATATTAATATTTATATAAGGACTAGACGAGTATCTACCATCATTAAAATTTTTGTATGCTACAAGTGTCCATTGCCCGATAGAATTTTCCCATAAGTAATCTAACAAATCACAACTTGTATCCATACTAAAATATTTATTCATATAATATGTGTCTCTATTTTTATCATAACATATAACAGGATCATTTATTGATAAAACATAAAAACATTGTGCAAAATGTATAAGACATGCACATTCTGCATATATCTTTATTTTACTATAATCAAATTTTAATAAATTTACATACATTAATTTATGTAAGAACTTTATTTTTATTTTATCAATTTCTAAAGGATGTATATCTATCATTCCCCATTCGTTGAAATCGCAATCTAATCTAGAAAGTAAAAATGCTAATATTTCTTTTTCTGATTTTTTTAATTTGAAATTATTGATTTCAAACTCAGATGAAAAATTTTCAAATTCTGCAAGTTCCATAATTAATCGTGGTAAGGCATTCCTATAATTGCACCTCTAACATTGTCACCATGAAATAAACACGCACTTGGATAATTCGTTAAATCAATTGTTTTAGCAATATCTTTTAATAACATTAAACTTTTTGCATTGTAGCAACCTTTTTCGGGGGCTCCTGGTAATTCAATAATAGTTCCTTCTTTATCATGATCTTTTGAAGTTGTTATTTTATCTCCAAAGAAATAAATTTCATTACGATGATTAACAAAGGATAATATTTTTTGTAGTACATCAAAAAAGTTATCAGGGATTGGATATTGTGTACAAGGCTTATCTAAAATTTTACCTAGATCAGGCCACACATCATTTCGTAAACTCGTTGTTAGATATTTATCATCTTTAAATTTAAAAGTTGCGTGTCGTTCTCCAATCTTAACAAAAATTGGTTGTTCGTTTATACGAAGTAATTCTTTAACTGCCATATACGGAATACTAATGTCAAAAGATGCTTGGCAATTAATCCAGTATTGTATTAATGATATGTTATCAGTTGCGAATAAGCAACCATCTCTTATCAATACACCTGATGCCCAAGTATGACTTTCATTATTAGGTATTATAAATTTCTCAATTGTTTTTAATGCAGGTAAAAAGGTTTCGTTAAGTTCAACTAATTCACCGTCTAGTTGTCTTTCTGGTAATTGCTGATGTTGTACACAGTCCACAAAACATTTAAACTTTTTAGAGCTTACAATCAATTTTCCTTTTTCATTAAGTTGTAAAGTAATTGTATCTTCACAAGTAGCTATTGCTTTGACGAACTGTTTTGCATTAGGGCAAACGTCGATGTTTATATCAATTGGTGTTGATAGTAACAGATTACCATTGAACCCGGTAACTGTACGATTTTTAATATGGAAATGTGTTAATGCTGGAAAGTGATCTTCCTTTGCAATAGCTCCCTGGACAAATTTTAATTCTTTAAGCATTATCGTTTATTCTTTTTCACGTTCTTACGTTTAGCCTTATTCTTTTTCTTTTTATCAAGAGTCTTTTTATTCAATCTTTTGCTTTCAGGCAAATCATAAATGTTAATTCGTTTCATTTTATTTTAAATAGGTGGGTTGGAGGGTTTCCCTCCCTCCAACCCTATTAACACTTAGCATTGTATATAGAATACAATGTAACCATTGCGCAATCCATTACACAATAGAAGTATTAGAAGACGGTCGATAATAGTGCTCTTGACCTTTGGGTTTAGTGGCAAGTTTTCTGTTACCTGCCTCACTCTTTGGTGGTCTACCAGCTTTTTTCTTAGCAGGATCTTTTTTTAGCGGTCTTCTTTTAGAAACTTTTTTAGCAGCTTTACCTGGAGGTCTACCCGGTTTTTTCTTAGCTGGTGTTTTTGTTTTAGCTGCTTTTTTTACAGCGGGTTTCTTTTTTGCTTTTTTCTTTGCCATTGGTTTGCGTCCCTTCTTTTTTGTTTTACGTGTTAATTCTTCATTTTGTGAAAGTTTCCATTTTTTCCATTTATTGAAATGCGCTTTAGTAGCAACTTTTTTAATACTTATTCCTTGTGCTGCTTTAATTATAATTTCTATATCGGGGATCTTTCTTCTTTCAGCATGATCTTGAGTATTCATATAAAATCTATCTGAAATTTGCCAAACCTTATATGCTGTTGTATCAGGTTCAGGATATACTAATTCGTTTTCGGTTTCTTCTTTCACTTCTATTTTTTCTTTAGTCTCTTGTTTAATTTCTTCTTTAGAGATTTCAGGCCAGCCAATTGATTTAAATTTTAAAACTTTTCCTTTCTTTATTGTGGCAATACCTATTTCAGCTTCAAGCTTTATGTGACAATGGTAAGATGAAAAATTATTCTTTTCAACATATTTTTCTAAACCACTATCATTAGAAAAAGTTACTTTAACAATGTTACATTCTTTAGGTGCTTTTTTTACTAATAGTTTTAATTCTTCTTCAGTTGTTTGTTCAGTGGTGTGTAATATTTTTTGCATTGTTGATTAATTTAAATGTTAACTGGTGGTAATAGTAGCATTATTGCAGAACGAACTTCTTTTCGTCGTTTGGCAGAATGACCACAAAGATGTATTGTTACAAATTTACTAACGGAGTATAGATATTGTTCACATTTTAATCTATTAGATGAAACTGCACCAGAAACAACCGCTGCTTCTCGTCTAGATAATTTATATCTTTTTCTTATTTCTTTTTTGCTCATAGTGTTATTGTTAAAAGTTATTTTCCATTGTCGTCTACATCTTTACCTATTGCAGCCACCAATTCATCAAAGATTCCGATTTCGTGAGACTCTTTTATTAGCGCATCTTCTGCTTTGTGAGAGAAATGTTGGTCATTGTAACCAGGATCTCTATTATATTCGGCTTGAGCCAATCTGCTATGACTGGCTGCAAGCTGAAATAATACCTTTTTACTTATTGTTACTTTCATAATACGGTTGATTAATTATTTACCATTTTGATACGTCAATACCACGTTCTTTTAATATTTGTTTACACACTTTTATAACGTCTATTCGAGAGTCAACAGCAACGACATGCATTAATGCTTTATTCGACATGTTGTAATATTGCGAAGCGTTCATGTTAGATATTTATTTTTAGTAGCTTGGTTATCAGGTCTGTCTTCAATCTTATTATGATTGCAAATCGGCAGTAAAACACCAAACGCTTCATTAGTTTTATCACACGAATAAACTTCTATTGGTGAATCTTCATCATTGAATTCTAATACAATTGATTCACTAGATCCAATAGCTTTTGCAAGCTTCATTAATAATTCAGGATTAAAACGTATTGTGTGTTTAGCTTTATTTCTAGGTATTACTTGTTTGAAATTTGGATAAAGGATATCACGAGGTCTTTTAATATTATGTACACCTTCTTTTTTTGTATAAATATTTAATTCCCCCTCTAAACAATGTATATCGATTTCAACATCATCTATTTCTTTTTGTTTTTTAGTTATACCTTTACGTGCAGATTTAAATGCTTGTGGTGGGATAGGTCCATTAACTTCGCCATCTTCAACTTCAACAGGAACAATGGCAAGTATTTTACCATCTGTCGCCACAAGACATTTATTGTCTTTATAAAGTTGGATGTTTGTAATTACTTCTCTGCATTCATCAGAGGAAGCGGCTAATTCAATTTCGTATTTTGCTTTTGTTTTCATTGGATTTTTTGTTCAGTGTTAATTTTAGTTGTTAAATTTATTTTGATTCACTATAAGCTTTTTCAGCAGCTTCAAGTGTTGTATAATTTCCTATATGTTTTTCATTTACATAAACAGGATAATATTTTCTAGGCAACCATTGGTTCATATTAGTAATTTTCATTGGATTGATTGGGTTGGATTTTCAGTGTTAATAAAAATTTATCGTGGTAGTAATTCTAGAACACCATCGCGTTCAGCTTCCATAAGATCAATCTTGCGTCCAAAATTATCACCAATCTTACGAGTCATCCAACCTTTTAAACGAGACTCTCTACCAAAGCACCAATCAAAGGCATCGATTGACTTGCTATCCATTACGTTTTTGTGACGTAAGAAATGTGCTTTTGCAGCTTCACGAGAAGCTTCTGTTATCATGTTTTCGCACTTGCGAATAAAGTTAAAGTTTTGGCGGCGTATATTGATTTCGTTTTTCATTGGATTGATTGGATTAGTGTTAATGTCTGTTGACTCTCTAAATAATACAGATTTAACACCCTTTGTCAAATAATATTCCTAATATTCTTAATATTTTTATTATGTTTATTATTATCAACGACTTGCGTAACTAGGTTTGACAACTCTTTGGCTACATCTGCACGTTGTTTCGTTTTAAAGCCAGTATTACTAAAATCTACATCTATTACTTGAGGCCATCTCTTGTTAAAGGATATTTTAATATGAGAAGGTGTATCCACTTTTTGGATACAATTCAAAGCGTTCGTTATAGTCTCGGGTATATTATCCGTACTACGAATTTTCCACCATCTCTTTGCCAGTCCCCCCGCTGGTCCAGGATGCTCAAAACAAACCCATTCGCTAAATCTTCTTAGTCCACAATGATATTCAACTCTTACACTATCGGGTGAACCGGCTTTACTATGTTTACTATATTCAACGTGATTAACGGAAAAAATACTAATACGCTCGTCTTGTGTTCTTATTATAATTTCACGTTCAGATGCACTTTTTTCTAATTTAGTATGCTTTGGAAACTCATGCCCACATTGTGTACATACTGTTACACTTGCATGATTATAAGTACTACAACATTCACAAATTTTAACTGGTGCAGTACCTTTACCTTTTGATTTACCTTTTTGTTTAGGTAATACTGGATCGTTAATTGGTCCAAGTCTTCTAGTATTCCCGGCAAAGTCGAGAACGAGACAATCATTTTTTCCTTCACTAGGTCTAGTACCTCTACTAAACATTTGTACGTGTAATGCAGTGGACATTGTAGGACGTAATTCACCAATTAAATCTATAGCAGGAAAATCAAAAGGTAAAGG